GCCTTCCTGATCAAGATCGGGCAGGTAGCACCAGCAGTAACAAAGCCAGCAACTACTAAGAAGGACGAGGAATAATCTCATGGCTGTATTTCTAAATAACAATGTAGGTGTGAAGATTAACTCTGTCGATCTTTCAGACCATGTAACAGCAGTAACAATCAACCGCGTATTCGATGAGCTAGAAGTAACGGCTATGGGAGATAACTCTCATAAGTTCGTTAAGGGTCTAGAGTCATCAACAGTCACAATCGACTTCCTAAATGACACAGCATCTGCGAATGTATTGGCAACACTACAGGCTGCATGGGGTACAACAGTCACAGCTGTATTCCTACAAACAAAGGGAACAGCAGTCTCAGCGACTAACCCTCTGTACACAGTCTCATTGCTAGTCAATAACACAACAGACATCAACGGTGCTGTTGGCGATATTGGCACACAGTCGATCACATTTACTGCTAACTCAACAATCGCAGTAGCATCAACAGGCACATTCTAATCAATTAAACAAAGGGGCAAACCATGGCAAAACTAAAGATAGTTCGTACAGACGGAAGCGTATTAGAAGGCGAGATCACTCCAGCGGTGGAGTACTCATTCGAGCAGTACGCTAAAAAGGGCTTCCATAAGGCGTTCCGCGATGAAGAAAAGCAGAGCGATGTCTATTGGTTAGCATGGGAAGTAACACGCAGAGCAGGTGAATCTGTTAAGCCTTTCGGGATTGACTTCATCGAGACACTTAAAAGTGTTGAGGTGCTTGACTCAGACCCTTTAGCTTAAAGCGCGATCTTCCGTTCACCTATCTAATCGCTAGGCTAAGCATTAGGTTAGGGATCTCGCCACAGCAGTTATTAGATCTAGATAAGAATATGCTCGATGCATTATTGCAGGGGCTCAAGGATGAAGCGAAAGAGGTGAGCGATGCCAGCAAGCGTCAAGGGCGCGGTCGCTCTTAGAAAGTCTCTACGCCAGTTTAGTCCTGACCTTGCCAAGGCTTTACCTAAAGAGGTTGCAGCAGCTCTAAAGCCAATTACAAAGGCTGCTAAAGGATATCTACCAGATGATGGTCAAGTCCTTAGTGGATGGCTAACCCGTGAAGGCTCACAGGCTCGCTTCCCTACTTACAATGCTCGAATCGTTAAGTCAGGCATTGGTTATAAGACAACACCATCCAAGCCAAACCGCAAAGGTTTTAGATCTCTTGCTCGCGTATTTAACAAAAGTGCTGCTGGAGCAATTTATGAGACTATGGGGCGTAAGACTCCAAGCAGTCGCTTCGTACAAAACCAACAAGGTAAGTACGGCTCACAGATGAAGGGTCGCGACAAGATGGAAGGTCGCGCTCTGTTTCGCGCTTATGATGAGAACAATGGCAAAGCCAGAGAAGCAGTATTAGCAGCAATTAAGGGCGCAGCGGATAAACTTAATGCAAGAGCGAGAGGCTAATCATGGCTAATGTGTTAATCGATATTGCTGCGGAGTTCGTAGGCAATAAAGCCTTTAAGCAAGCAGATAGTGCCACAGATAAACTCACCAAAAATGTTAGGAAACTAGCAGGTGCTTTCGGTCTGGCTTTTAGCACAACAGCAGTTTTAGCCTATGGCAAGGCTGCCGTCAAAGCAGCAGCAGAAGATCAGAAGGCACAACAAGGCTTAGCCTTAGCTCTTAAGAATGTTGGACTAGAGCGCGATGCTGCTAGTGCAGAAGGATTCATACAAAGACTTCAGAGCGAATTCGGCATCATCGATGACAAACTGCGCCCTGCGTATCAGGCTCTAGCAGTAGCAACACGCGACACAGCAGAAACACAAAGACTGCTCAATCTTGCTCTAGATATTTCTGCCTCAACTGGCAATGATTTAGGAAAAGTCACGGCCGCGCTTAGTCGTGCGTATCTGGGGAATAACACCGCACTTTCTCGTTTAGGTGTTGGTATCTCGAAGGCAGACCTTAAGACTAAGTCTTTCTATGACATAACCACAGATCTGGCAGAAACCTTTAAGGGTTCAGCAACAGCAGCAGCCAATACCTTCCAAGGTTCAATGGACAAGCTTGCCGTTGCATCTGCCAATGTCCAAGAGATTATCGGCACAGGCATCATTGATGCACTTGGCACACTTGGTGGCAATACAGCCGTGGATGATCTTGCAGACGATATGGAAAGAGCAGCACTTGGTGCAGCAGATTTCCTTCGTGGTTTAGCACAGATTGGCACATTCAAGGTTAGTGGCGAAACAAAGTCCTTGATTGGATTACTGCTTACACCGTTTCAGCGTTCATTATCTGCGGGACCTTTAGGTGCAATCACTAGACTAGGTGCGGCATCACGCATAGAACCAAAACCTTTTACAACTCCGATGACTGTTTCAGGTCAAACTCAAGTCAGACAACAAGCACAGATCACTAAACTGACCCAGCAACAAGCAGTCGCACAAAACAAGATCACCAAAGATAAGAGAGTTCAGCAAGCGATCGACAAGGCTAACCTTGCCCTACTCAAGGGTGAAGAAGTCTTTGACTTGGACAAGATCCAGATCGCAGCAGCTCTTACTAATCAAGCTCAACAATTAGGTAAGGCAACAAGCGCAGCACAGGTTCTACAAATTGCTAACGATACAGCACGCCTCAATGTTAAGAAGTCTATTCTTGAACTAGAAGATGCAATAGCGGCTAAAGATGAAACAGCCATTATCAAGGCAACTGCAAAACTTAATGAAGATCTAAAGATTCTTAATGCTTTAAGCGGTCAAAAGAATCAGATGGCTGCAATCGAGTCAATTCTTGCTGGGTTAAAACCTAAAGACTTAATTGATCAAAAGAATTTAGATGAGGCACTTCGCAAGATTAAACAGATGATGGAAGATCTTGCAAAAATTAAGTTTCCTACACCATCCAGCTCAGGCGGTGGCGGTGGCGGGTCTACTGGGGGCGGCAGCACAGGCGGCAGCACCACGATCTTAGGCACAGCTGCCATTGAAGCATTGACAGCAGCGCAAGCAGAGGCAATCTTGGCGACAATGCCATCAAGTGTTAAGACTAATCTGACTGCGGCTCAGATCTCTGGCAATCGATACGAAGCCCAAGCCGAAGCCGCTTTTACAAAGATGGTCGAGCAAGTTGGTCTAGCGACCCAGACTGCTCAATCTTCATTCTTAAACGGCATACAGGCAGGATTAAATATCCCAGCCGCATTATCGGGTTCTCGCTATGCAGCACAGGCACAGGCAGCAGCAGGTGGTCAGGGTTATGTGATTAACATCCAGACAGGCGTGGGAGATCCTAATGCCATTGCAGAAGCTATTGATGAAGTTCTACGACAGGCACGAGACAGAGGAACGCTGACAGCAGTATGACATGGCTTCCAGAATGGCGAGTTACAGTAGGTGATGATGTCTATACGACTGTCACCTCTGTGTCGTTTGCATCTGGTCGCTTAGACATCGATCGCCAACCTACCGCGGGTTACTGCCGAGTAGAAATTATCAACACAGACAATTCGCCATTTACCATTAATGTCACAGAGCCAATTACATTAGAGCTAAAGAACAGCACAGGTGCTTATGTAACTGTATTCGGTGGCGAGGTCTCAGACTTTAACATCGGAGTGCGAAGCCCAGAGGAAACAGGCTTTGTCACGACTGGCACGATCTTGGGCATTGGTTCACTTGCTAAACTGACAAAGGCTGTTTTTAACACAGCACTTGCAGAAGGTTTAGATGGCGCACAGATTGCCACGATCTTAGGACAAGCTCTTAACCTCACATGGGCAGAAGTAACACCGACAGTCACATGGGCTACCTATCCAGCAGATGTAACATGGGATAATGCAGAGTCTTACATCGGCACTATTGACTCAGGCTTTTACACAATGATTGCCCTTGCAGCTAGTGCTTCTGCTAAGTCTCAGACATTGGCAGATCAGATTGCTAACAGCGCATTGGGTCAGCTAAGTGAAGGCAAGAATGGGGATGTCAATTATGACGATGCGGATCACAGGTCTAACTATCTCGCAGCAAATGGCTTTACTAACCTTGACGGGTCTTATGCAACACCAAGTTCTATCACCTCAACAACTCAGATTGCTCGCATCCGTAACAGCCTTATCTATCGATACGCCACAGGATACGGATCAACCTACAGCACCTCAGATGCGGACTCTATAGCTTCTTATGGACTGTTCGAGCGTTCCTTTGACTCTAACATCAAGAACCTTGCAGACATCACCGACATCGCTTCTAGAGAGTTAAACCTTCGTAAGAACCCACGCGGTTCATTGGGTGCTATCACCTTTCGCCTAGATAACCCAGACATTCCTAGCACCATGCTAGACAATCTCATTGGCGTATTCTTTGGTCAGCCTGTGCAGATCAACAACTTGCCTAGCAACTTACTCGGTGGTCAATTCGATGGCTTTGTCGAGAATGTGGCATTACGAGCAACACCTAGCTTTGTGGAGATCACCCTATACATCTCAGCAACAGACTTCTCATTATCAACTACCCAATGGGAAACAGTCACCCCTGCCTCACTAGCTTGGACAGGCGTGAATGGTACACTTATCTGGACTAACGCGACTGGAGCACTAACCTAATGGCAAGCACATCCAACTTTAACTGGAACACCCCTGATAACAGCGGTCTCGTA